GTTATAGGATAATTAAAGTGATTAAATATAAAAAATATAAAAATGGATATATAATTGAATGTTGTGATAAAACAATTGATATTGATCCATTAGAAATTCCTATTTCTGAATTAAAATGGTTAATTAAAAATTTGATTTTTGATAAAGAGAAGAAAATATTTAGGAAAACATTTATAACTAAATCAAATTTTCAATATAAAATATGGAAAAATTATATAGAAGCAATTAGGATTAAAACATCTTTTTTAGATAAAGAAAAAAAGACAGTATCATGGTCTGAAAGATATAATGCTATTTTAAATGATTTAATAGATTTTCCTAAATGTAATCATCCAAATTGCAATAATAAAGTAATTGCTTTTTATGGGATTAATCACAAAGATAATAACGGATATGCATTATATTGTTCTATTAAATGTGCAAATTCTGATATTGATTGGTCTGAAGAAGCAAAAAAGAAAAGAAGTGAAAGACAGAAAAAAGCTGCACAAACAACTAAAAAGAATATTTTAGAAAAAACAAGTGGAAAATATCATAATCCATCACAATTACCAGAAGTTAGAAAAAAATTATCAAATAATATGAAAAAAGTTATTAATAAAGAAACAGGATTAACTTTAGCCAAATTGACAGGAATTAAAGGGAATGAAACAAAAAAACAAAAATATGGAGAAAATTTTGGAAAAATAATTTTTAAAGAAAAAATTAAAAAAACTTTTATTGAAAAATATGGTATCAATCCACTTAATAATGAAAAATCTAAAAAAACACGTGAGAAAAATAAAATTAAAAATATTAAAAAAAGAAAAGAAAAATATTTTAAACAATGTTTAGAAGAATATAGAAATAAAGATGTTAAAATTATATCAGAATTAAATGAATTTATTGAAAACATGAATAATATTGTTAAATTTAAATGTAAAAAATGTAAATATGAATTCGAATCATTAATTAAAATTAATGGAAATTATGCTCGATGTCCTGTATGTACTCCTAAAAGTTTTAATACATCTAAAACAGAATTAGAAATTTTAAATTTTTTAAAACAATATGATGAATATGTAACTAAAAATAATAAATTAATAAAATCTAAATTTACTGATTCTTATTTAGAAATTGATATATTTTCAGATAAATTTAAACTTGCTATAGAATATAATGGTCTTTTATGGCATTCATTTGGAAAAGGAAAGTCATATTTTAATAATTATAAAGATGAATCAATTTATAAACATTATCATTTGTATAAAACAGAAGAATGTGAAAAGAAAAATATTCAATTATTGCATATTTTTGAAAATGAGTGGAAAAATGAATCAAAAAGAAATATATGGAAATCAATTATTTTATCTAAAATAGGTAAATCAAAAAGAATTTATGCTAGAAATTGCGAAATTAAAGAAATTTCAAGTAAAGAAGCAAAAGAATTTTTAAATAAAACACATTTACAAGGTTATATTAACGCAAAAGTTAAAATTGGTTTATTTTATAAAAATGAATTAGTTGCTGTTATGACATTTGGTAAATCTAGATATAATAAAAATTATGATTGGGAATTATTAAGATTTTCTTCAAAATTAAATTATACAATAATTGGTGGTGCGTCAAAACTTTTAAAATACTTTGAACGTAATTATAAACCAAAAACTTTATTAAGTTATGCAAATAGAAGATGGTCTAATGGTAAATTATATAAAGCATTAGGTTTTGAATTTGTTGGAAAAACAAAACCTAATTATTTTTATTTTTTATTTGATAAAAAAGACTGTGAACTTTTATCAAGACAGCAATTTCAAAAACATAAATTAAAAAATATTTTAGATGAATTCGATGAATCTTTAAGTGAAACCAAAAACATGTATAACAATGGATATAGAAAAATATATGACAGTGGAAATTTGATTTTTGTTAAAAGATACAATCATTAGTTTACATTTTCTTCATTTTGTATACCTATAGTATACATTTCTTTAAAAAATCTAAACTACTTTTAAATCAATTTAATTAAATCAATTTAAATAGTTAAAAAAGGCAGTAACAATGAAATCAGAATTTGCTAAAAATGTATGGATTAAGAATTCTGTATCTAAATATTCCGGGACAATTCCACAAAGAACTTTAACAAAAATTGTTGAGGCAAAACTCGATGAGGCAAATGATTCTTCTGATATAGAAAAATATGAATATCTAATAAGAGATATTATATCTAGAGTTGAAGTTAATTCAATTATAGATAGAATTTGTTCAGTCATACCTATGTCTGGTCCATCAGGCAAAATTCCTGTTATTTCTTCTAAATATACAGGTAAAAATTCAAATAATGTTGCAGGAACAGATGTAATTGATATATTAACATTATCGTCTGTGACTGGTTTAGCAGAAAATGATAAAATATATGGTCCTGCGGGTGTTGGAACTGTTTTATATATAGAAGATAATCAAGTTCTAGTAAAAGTTGATAGTGGAAGTTTTACAGTAAATGATACTATCGATAAGCATATTGCTGTTGTTGGTAAAAATATAGGTACTGGTGATGGAACAACTACTACATTCAATATTCCAGATACACCGGTTGTAGTTGATTCTGAAACAATTTATGTTGATGGTACACCTCAAGTAAAAAATACTGATTATACAATTGATTATACAACTGGTGTTGTAACATTTGCAGTTGCGCCTACTTCTGGAGCAGTAATAACTGCTGACTATGAATATGTTCAATCTATTGGAACAATATCTTCTATAAGAAGCAATATTCCTGGTGTTGGCGGAATTTTTAAAGATTATTCAGGACCATATACAACAGCTGTAGTAGAAACAAAACAAAAATCTGATTTGAACAAAATTAGTTTAGTAGTTAATAAACTATCAGTTGAAGCAAAATCAAGAGAATTGGCTACTGATATCAGTGTTGAGTTTATTCAAGATTTGATAAATATGTATGGTGCAGATGGATATGATAAAATTGTAAGTGTATTGTCAACTGTAATAATTCAAGAGATTGAATCTGAAATTTTTGATTTTATGAAATCTATAGCAACACCACAACCTGATTTGGTTCTTTCTAATTCAATTGGAGCATCAGATAGTTTAGAAAGTATATATGGAGATATTTATTCAAGACTTTATTTCTCAATTGGTAGAATAGGAACAAATACAAATATATCTGGAAAATTCTTTGCTATAGGAAGTTCAAACACTATTGCTGCTTTAAGTGTTGTTGGTGATATAGAACAAATCGAAGATGCACCAGAAAATAGTAAACTTGTAGGTCTTTTAGATGGAAATATTATTCTTATAGAAGATCCATATTCAACTCAAGATTATCTATTGGTAGGTCTAGTAGGTCCAGACAATATGGATAATGCTGGTGTTATATTCAGTCCATATCTAATAGATACAGTTTTTGTAAAAGATTCTAAAACATTAGAAGATGTTATTGCTATAATGGCAAGATATGATATAAAAAGAAATATTCTTGATACAAAATCAAAAGCTGGTGAATCTGACTTTTTTGAATTGACAAACATTGACTTTAGTGGATTAATAAACCGGCTATAGGAATTAAATGAAACGATTAAAATCTGAGTTTGAACAAACATTTTTAATAAAAGATTTGATGATTGGAAAAGTCGTCGATATTGATGACCCTAAGAAACGAAATAGAGTTAGAGTTAGAATTTTAGGGCTTATCGACGACGAAACTCCAGACTTAGAATGTCCTTGGGCAGAACAAGGAACACCAATCTTTAACGGAACAAAAGAAACTTCTGGAATTTCTTCTGTTCCTAGATTGGGTTCTTTTGTCTATATTCAATTTTTGTATGGGGATCCGTCAAAACCTGTTTATTTAGGATATGTCAGGGGTGACCAGGATAGCTCAGAATTGCAAAAAAACGATGACTTAACAAATACTATTCATGAACTTAGAAAATCAAACCAAATAGGCCCAGAGTTATCTCCGTTAAACGATAAGTCTGTTTATCCATATAACAATGTTATTGAAACAGAATCTGATAATATTATTGAACTTGATGATACAAAAGGAAACGAAAGAATTGCCATTGAACATGGAAAAACAGGTTCATTTATAGAAATTAGACCTGATGGAACTGTTCAGTTAAAATCTATAAAAGATTTGTATGTTATAGTAAAACAAATGGTAGAAGAATATATAGAAGGAAATGTTAACATAAAAATAAAAGGTAATAATACAGAATCAATTGATGGTTCTGTTTCAATAACTATTGGTGGCGATGAGACAAAATCTGTTGGTGGGAATGAATCTAAATCAATCTCTGGTACTTTTACGCTTAATGCTTCTAATATATATCTTAATTAGGGATTTAAATGGCTAGAACAATTGCAGACATAATAGCAGATTTAGATGTTCAAATTGCTAGAACAGATTTACCACAAGCTAATATAGATGAATTGACAGCAACAAAAACTGATATTCAAAATGCTGCAAATTTGACTGTATTAGATGATATGGAAGCATTAACAACTAGAATTCTTAGAAATTCAAACGCTATTCCTGAAACTGAATTAAATACGATCAATTCTTGGTTTCCTGGATTTGATTCTATGATGAATCAAGTTATTGACAATGCTTTTGGAGATGATTTAACAGCTATTCAAAATTTTCATTCATTGGTTTTACAAAATATTACAAATACAAATACATTAGTAAATGGATTAAATACTGTAGAAGCAAATGTTAAAAATTTTATGAAAATTATAAATGTTGTTACTGGAAAAACATCAACAGAACAAGCGATTATTGATTCAGCAAATTTATTATATAGTTATATGTCAACGACTAATCAAACAGAAGTAGATGAAATATTGGCTATTACTGATTTTAAACAAAGAGCAGAAACAATTAAAGCAAAAATGAAAGCTCTCGGACAAGGATTGTTCTAATGCCTGGAATTGTTAGATTAGGTGACACTTGCACAGGACATGATTGTTGGCCATCAAGAGCAAACACTTCTGCTAGTCCGAACGTTTTTATAAATGGATTAGGAGCGCATAGAGTAGGTGATAGTTGGGAAACACATTGTTGTCCTGGTTCAGATTGTCATTCTGGTTCACAAGCATCTGGCAGTCCAAATGTTTTTGTAAACGGTTTATCTGTTGCTAGAATAGGTGATTTTATTGATTGTGGAAGTTCAAATCAAACAGGAAGTCAAAATGTTTTTGCCAATTAAAAAATTAAAAACAATGTTGAGTTTACTTAATAAATTAGATATTTTATATGATGAAAAATCAAATACATATTTAGTAAAAACAGATGCTAATCTTGTTATTAGCTCAACAGAAAATATCATAATGGTATCAAAAGGTGATGTTATCACAATTGGTGATACAATTAATTTAAATCCACCATTAGAAAAAATAAATAAAGAAGATAGATATAGAATTAAACTTATAGAGGAAAAATCAGATGGCTGAGACAAAATACTCTGATATTAATAGAAATTTAGAAACTGAAAATCAAGATATTAAAATAGAAACAAATGTTAATGCAATCAGTAATGCTATTACTAACATTTTAACTATTATGCAAGGTCAAGTTCCAGGGAGACCTAGATTTTTTTCAAATTTGAATGAATTTATATTTGAATTGATGGATGATGTTACTTTTGCTGCAATTGAAGAATTGATTTTAAAAGCATTAGAAGAATTTGAACCAAGAATTAAAGTTTTAGATGTTAAAATTGATGGTTATCATAATGAACAAATTATTATTATTTCAATTAAATACGAAATTATAACAACTGGCGACGTTCATATTTATAGAAAAACATTTGAGGTGTAATAAATGAAATTCTTTGATTATTTTGTAGAAACACCAACTGGATTTATAGATGTATTCAAATCAATAGACATATCAGATATATTAGATTCTACTGATTATAAAGTTTATACACCAACAGATTTAGACAATCTAATGTCAATTTCGTATAAATTCTATGATACAACCGATGACTGGTGGGTTATTTGTTTGTTTAATCAAATACAAGATGTCTTGTTTGCTATTGTTCCTACTAAAATTATTAGAGATCAAGTCGATGGTATTATAGAAGATGTTAAAAATTTTCCAACAATCACCGATGAACAAAGAAAACTTGAAATTCAAGAAATAATTAGATACCATTTTATAATATCAGGTTATTCTATTTTTGATGCAGCACAAAAAACAAATGATGTTTTAGCAACAGAAGAAAATAGATATGATGCTGTTTTTCTTCTAGAATTGTCCCAGAGTATTTTTAATCACTTAGTAATGGAAAATATTGAAACAAATCCAATAAAGGTCCCTGGCCCCTCTGTAGTGACCAGAATAAAACAAAGAATGAATAATTATCATTCTATTTGGTTAGAAGCAACTAAAAGTTAAAATTAAATAATTTAAAAAGAGGTTTTTAATGTCAACAGAACTTTTATCACCATTAGGAAGAGATTCACTCGATATAGATAAAATTAGAGAATCATTTAAAAATTATTTGTTGCAACAAGGTGTAATAAAAGACGTCAATTATCTTGGATCGAATATTTCGATTTTAATTGACATAATTGCTTATGCTATAAAAAATCTGAATGCTACACATGCAAAAATAGCAACTGAATCAATGTTGCCTACATCTACTATTAGACAAAATATTATACATTTAGCACAACAGCTAGGTTATAATATAACTAGAAGAATTTCTTCAAAGATGCATATTACAATTTCTTATGATATACCAGCAAATTCCGGTATATCAGTTACAATTCCAGCTAGAACAAAATTCAAATGTGGTGATTATATTTTTACTAATCCAGATGAAATTGTTTTAACAGAATCAACACCTTCAAAAGATATTACATTAATTGAAGGTAGTTTTATAGATTGGAATGTCGATACAGCACTTCATTTTAAAATAACAGATCCAAAATCATATTTAACAATAAACTATAAATTCATTGAAAATGATTCTATCAAAGTATATGTTAAAAAAGCAACTGATTCTGTATTCACTGAATATTCAAGAGTTGATAATATTTTATCACTAAATAACGATAAGAATAATTATTTTGAAGAATATGACCCTGTAACAGGATGGATAAAAGTTTACTTTTATTTTGGTGGAAACGGATATGAATTAAATAATGGAGATGAAGTCAAAATCTCTTTTGTAGTATCAAATGGTTCTGCTGCAAATGGAATTTCTAGCTGTACTATTGTCGATAAAATATATGATAGCACTGGAAGTGAAGTTGTTCCAACAATTGTTGTAAATTCTGCTAGTTATTCTGGACAAGACGAAGAATCAAACGAATCTATTAAATCAAATGCCCCATTATTTTATAACTCTGGAAATAGAGCAGTTACAGAATATGATTATAAAGCAATTCTAGAACAATCATCTTTGATTTTAACATCAACATCTTGGGGTGGTGAATTGATGATTCCTGAAAAACTAGGTCATATTTATGTTAGTGGAATACCTCAAGATGTGTTAAAAGAATATTTAACAAATTTAGAAGCTGTAGAATTATTAGATAAATTGAATGAAGTTAGAGTCATATCAACATTTAGACATTTTTTCCAACCTGTGTATTTTCTAGCAAACTTTAAAATTAAATTGTTAGGAAATGTTAAAAATCCTATAGAAAAACAAAATCTTATTAATACACAATTACAAAATTATTTTGATACAAAATTGTTTGGATTCAATTCTAGTGTATATCAAACAAAAATAGGAAAAATTATAGATGATGTTTTAATAGAAGATGATATTTCTGCTACCATTGATATGATAATTAAATTAAAATTAAATCCTGTTCATTTTACTGACAATTTAAATGATAATAATGAAGCTGTCTTTTTTATACCTAATAGTTCAAAAAGATATTATCTAAAAAAAGGAACAGATAGAATAAATTATCCAGAAGATGATAAAGATGTTTATACATATTATCAAAATGGATGGGTTAGAGTTTATGAAGCTGATGAAGATTTGGATATTTCATTCAGTTGGGATAATGGTGAATCTAAAATAGAAACAGGAACAAAATACACTGATACAATAAATAATATAGATAAAAAAGATTTAATATATTATAAAGGATATCATGCAACTAACGAACAGATTGCTACTGGTGATAGTGTAACAACAACATTTAATTATACTTTAGTAAATGTACCAGTAAAACCTGGTACATTAACAATATCATACTTTATAAGTGCAACAAAATATACCGTAACAGATGATGGAAATGGAAATATATCAGATACAAATGTAACTGGAACAATAGACTATAATACTGGTGCTATAAGCTTAACATTTACAACTGCACCTGATAATATTTCACCTATAACGGCAGATGATTATATTTATTATGTGATATCAACAATTGGTTATTTTGATGTTACAAATTCAATACTGTTCATAAATAATACATTTGGTTCAGAAATTAATAATGGTATAAAGTTAGATGTTAGTTATAGTCCATATTTCAATGTTGAATTGAAACATAATTCACTAATAAGACTTGGAGATATAACATATGTATAAAAACCCATATATATCTGATTATCAAATTAAAATTGACAAAAAACTTGAAAATTTAGCAAATATTATTGTTCCTGATGTTTTCAAAGATGAAGCACCTCAATTTTTTAATTTGAT